CGTACTCAGGCTACTCAGACAACACATCTGCGTACCGCTTTAGGTACTACAGCCCCGGCTTGACCTTTGGTGATCCATCGAAGATCAAGCTACTGAAGAAACTGCGACCTACTCTGGTTGGCGCTAGTGGCGCTACCGTGTACATGAAGTGGGCGTATGACTTAGACACTGATTTTAAGACTTACGAATTTACCGTAGGCAACCAGACACCAGCGTTTTTTGGTGTTGATGAGTTTGGCATCGGTGAGTTCACAGGTGGAGAACTAACGACAAGAAACCCTGTGCAAGCCACAGGCAACGGAAGCATTATCACCATAGGGCTAGAAGCTGAAATTGATGGATCTGCCCTGTCTCTCCAAGAAATCAACGTATTAGCACTAATAGGTAAAACGGTATGAGTAATTATACAAAGACTACAAACTTTACCGCTAAGGACACTTTGCCTTCTGGAGACAGCGGTAAGATCATTCGGGGTAGTGAGTTTGACACTGAGTTCGACGCAATCGAAACAGCCAGTGCAACCAAAGCTGACTTAGCTTCTCCTACATTTACAGGTACTGTGACGATCCCTAACTTGACACTTACGGGAACTCTGTCTACAGGGACGATTGATGGAGGGACTTACTAATGATTACAGGTGGAGCCTCAGATCCAACCACTACAACTAATACGGGTAGTTCATTAGTTCAAGGACTATTGGGTGCACTGGGTATCGGTGCTACTGCCTTTGGTGGCGGTGCATTGACTCAGGATGCTTATGAAAGACTAGGGCAAATCGGTCAACAGGCCGTGCTCGGTACTACTGTAACAGATGAAACAGGGGTAACACAAGAAATCCCCGGTGCTGCACAGCTGGCCGCAGAGTCTCTTGGCTTGTCTCAGTTTAGACCGTTCACAGTTACAACAGCTACTGGTGGACAGTTTGGTGTTACTCCACAGGTAGATCCTAATACTGGTGTAGTTACTGGTCTGGGCACAACAATGGGACTGTCACCAGCAGAGCAACAGCTTCAGCAGACTCTCATGGGTCAAGCAACTACAGCAATAGGTGCTACACCTTTTGGTCAGCAAATGGGTCAACAGGCAGCAACGTCAGCGTTTGGTCTAGGCGGTCAGTTCATGGGCGCTGCTGGACAACAACCGTCTGATCTTAACTTGTTGCGTGGGATGTTTGCAGGGCAAGTTGGTGGACTACTTGGGCAGCAGCCTAGTCCAGCTATCGGACAGTTTGGTCAACGGGCGCTTGGCTTAGGAATGGCTGGTTTAGACGCACAGGCTCCTTCTGATGTAGAAGCACTCAGACGACAGTACACTCAGCTTGCAAGTCAAACTGCAGGTAGAGCTTTGCAGGACACAGCAGGACGAGAGGCTGATGTATACGAGCGTATTAGGGCCACACAACGTCCTGAAGAAGAGCGTCAGCGGTTAGCTTTGGAAGAGCGTATGGCGCAACAGGGACGCTTAGGCGTACGCACAGCTATGTACGGCGGTACTCCAGAGCAAGCAGCTTTGGCTATGCAACAAGAAGAAGCACAGAACAGAGCGTCACTGGCTGCTATACAACAAGCACAGGCAGAACGACAGCAGGCTGTAAGCGAGGCTCAGACCTTTGGTGGATTGTTCGGTCAACAGGCAGGACTCTCTAGCCAGTTGCAGTCAGCAGCACAGCAACGAGCCGCACAGCTGTCTCAGCTTGGACTCAGTGCACAGCAGATTGAATCTCAGCTAGAGTCTGAGGGTCTTGGTAGATCAGTCACAGCGGCAACACAAGCTGCTCAGTTGGCACAGGTTGCTGGCGGTTTACAGGCACAACAGGCCGGTCTGGGCGCACAGTACGCTAGTTTGGGTAGTCAGCTGGCTATGCAGAATCTTGCGGCACAGCAGGCACAACAGCAGTTAGGTTTGGGTGCATTGACTGGCGCTTATATGCCACAAGCACAGCTTCTAAACGTAATGCAGGCACAACAGCTGTACCCGCAGTTGCAACAGCAGGCTCAGTTGTTCGGCACAGGTCAGTACGGTGAGACTATGATGAGTGGTCTTGAGGCTCGACTGATCGCTGAACAGGCACGAGCTAACTTACTTGGTGGAATTGGTTCAGGACTGTTGGGTGGATTGTTTAGCCCGATTGCGACTCAAGGTGGTGGTGTAGGCTCGTTGTTCGGCAGCATACTTGGCGACATTTTTGACGGAGGAGGCTAATCGTGGCTAGATTTTCACAAGCATTTTTACAGGGACTCCTGCAGCCTACGTACCAACAAGGGCTATTTGAGGCTGCTCGTAGCGTTGGTCAGACTCCCGGCATCATGCGTATGCAGAAGGAGCAAGAGCAACAGCAAAAGCAGCTTTCAAATATCTATGGGGCGGCTATATCTCCTGATGCTACGTCTCAACAGATGACTCAAGCAGCACAGCAGTTGTTGCAAATGGGTAAAACAGAAGAAGCTATGGCTTTAGCTGCCCAAGCTAGAGATCGTAAGTTATCCGAAGCAGAAAAAGCACAAATGTCTATTTTAAAGGAGTCTGTCGCCTCTCAAGCTGAAAGCATGGGCTTGACTGAGTTAGCTAGGCAGGCGCGTCTTGTTACTAGCATTGACAGGCTTCAGGCTCTACAGGATCAGCTTAATGAGCGGCAAATGGCTACAATGCCAGAGCTGTCTGAGCAAGGCCGTAGACGTGTTTTGTTAGGCGCTGGGTATTCTCCTACGTTTGTGGGTAAGCTCGATTTGAAAAATATGTCAAAGCAGGAGTTCCAAGCTTATAAAGACCTTCAAAAAGGCGATGTTGAGATGTTTGTAGACGACCAAGGAAATACAGGCGCTTACAGAGTTACTGACAACGGCATGATAGTAATTGATGGTGTTCTTACAGACCCTCAAACGGCAGGTCTACGTGAAGCTCCTAATGAGTCGATTATAAAAAATGTTACAGGAACCATGGGAGAAAAGCTGGCAACTTTAGGCGCAGAATCGTTCGCTGATTTAATGCAGCAAGCTAAGAAGTCTGAAGAAAGTATCCGAAGCATTAACAACGTCATAGGTGATGTTGACACGATGTTTACAGGGACACTTGCTAATATTAACTTGCAGGTTTCTAAGTTTATGAAGTCAGTCGGTATTCCTGTCGATGACTTACCTATTGAGCAGACCGAGGTTTTCTTAGCAGAATCAGCTAAAAGAGTTGCAGACTACATTACTAACTTAGGTTCTGGTACAGGCTTGTCAGACAAAGACTTGGCATTTACACGGCAGGTTGTTGCAGGTGATGTTACTCTGGACGCTAACACAATTAAGCGTATGCTTAACGAATACCGCGAAGCTGCTGCACGTAAAATTAAATCGTACAACGACGTAAGAACTTCAGTAAAAGGTAAACTAGGTGCAGAACAAGAAAGTGCGTTAGTGTTTTACCCGCCAGTTCTTGTTCCTGAGTTTACACAAGATGACGAGTTTGCAGGGTTTTCTATTCAAGGAGCAGAGTAATGCCTCAGACTACTGTTAATACCCCTGACGGTGGCACTGTAACAGTAAACCACCCTGAAGGCGCTACAGAAGAGCAGATACTCAGGTTTGCCAAGCAGCAGTATGTTGCACCGAAGGAGGAGACTTACGCCGAGGGGGTAGCTCGTAGGTACGCTAAAGCAGATTTTGCTGGTCCTGTTGAAGAGTTTGTTCCTGAGTTTAAGCGAAGGCTCGCAAAGCAATCTATGGTTATTCCCGGAGTCCCCGGCTCTGGAGAAATTGGCGTGTCTGACGTTGCTGCGACAGCTGTAAGTCAAGCGGTCCGTACTGCTGGTGAACTTACGGTCAATGCTATTGAGCCGCTAATTCCTCTTTCTATACGCAACTGGTTTTCAGAGGCGTTAGAAACCGCAGGGTCAAGTGTTCAAGAGCTTATGTCTACTCCGACAGGTCAAGAGTTTATGACAGCGGTTGCTTCTGGGTACGACGTGTTTAAAAACTTTGAAAAAAACAACAAGGCATTTGTTACACAGGTGTTTGAAAATTTAGGTACAGGCGCTGACTTGTTAGCCGTGTTCTCTCCCAGACCTGATTTAGTAAACTTAGACAAAAAAGTTGAGAGCCTCGTTAGAGCATCTAAAGGAGCTGCATTAAAGTCTAAACACACTAAAGAAAAGCAAGCACTCATCAATATGTTTGAGCCAGAATCTCTAGGCACTCGTGACCTAGAATCTAAGCGCGGACCTTTGGGAACCTATGTTTGGGAACCCAACGAGTTTGAAGACACTATGATTGAAGTGATCTACACGATTCCAGAGATTAAACCGTACGGAGGTATACGTGAAAACTTTAGGATTATGCAGGATCACGTTACGTCTCAAGCAAAGGTTCTGGAGCGTTACATAAAAAGCCAGAACAAAGCGATAGATGTAGACGAATTAGTCAGTGAGTACAATTTTGCTTTGGCGTCTTTTACTGATAGTGATGTATACAAGCTGGCGTCTAAGCAGGCTCAAGATCAATTCGTACAGCTAACTGACCTTGCTCTTCAGATAATTAAAGAAGAGGGCACAGACTTAAGTGGTGTCTTAAGAGCTAGAAAAAGACTAGACGCGGCTATACACAAATCAGGAACAAACTTAGATGCAGACGTTGCTACGTATAAAGTGGAGGCTGCTAGGCTTGTACGCGGCGTACTAAATGACCACCTTAAGCGTAACACAAAAGGCGACGAAGTTCATCATCTTCTGGATCAACAACATAGGACTCTCAGCGGTCTAGATACGTTAGTGAACAAGCGTAACCGAGAGGGCAAAAACGCTGTGCAACGTGCGCTGGGTCTAGTAAAGCAAGAGACAGGCGTTAGCTTGTCAAAGACTGCTCTAGGTATCATCGGTACAGCAACTGCAGCTTTGAATCCTGCTGTAGCAGCGACGGTTGCTGGGTCAATCGGTGTAGGATACTTAGGCAGAACAATAAACAGGCACGGTAAAGCAGCAACATTAAAGGCCTTTGCGGAACTGGTAGCTGCTACAAACAAAGCAATCAAGATGGCTAACAACCCAACAACTATCGAAGCACTTGAGATGGATAGGCTGATTCTTGTAGACATGATGAACGAGATCAGGCAATTTGAGGAGTCAGAAGAAAATGAGTGACTTCTATTCGATACGTAAAAAATATCAACAACAGGCAAGACAAACAGAGAGAAACTACAGCTCTGCTGTCACAGAGCCTTTTATTGATGCTGTATCGACTCCGTTTGTAAATGTGTATGAAGATTTTACAGAAGGTCAGGCAAAACGTGATCGAGCTAAAGAGTATCAAGAAGCAGTACTTCAAAACTTACGAAACGGTCAGTATTCTGAAGCGGCAATAAACTTTGGTACAGGTGCCACTTCTGATGTTGCTGGTGGTTTTGGTATGTTGTTGTCTCCCTTGTCGGGAGCACTGCGTACAATGGTTCCCAATCTAGGCGTAACCGAGGCTTTGATGCAAACTGGGGTTGGTCAGCAAGTTCAGCAAGTTGCTCAAGAATACCCTAGAGCAGCAGAGGCACTTGGTAATATCCTTGATATAGGACTGATGCAAAGTGGCACTCCTATGCTTGGCAGAGGCTTAAACGCCGTAGCTGACAATACTCCGACAGAAATACCGGGGTTTTACGGGAGTCCTGATCCACTATCTAAGATAACAGCAACAGCTAAACAAGCAATTCCGGGAGGAGTCGATGCTCTTAATCAGCTGTTTACTCCGTCTGGGGCTGCGCGAAGGCGTGTCATGGGCACAGGAGCAGCGAGAACTAGAGAGTATGTAGACCAAACTGCCCGAGGAGCCGCTGGTATTAATGTTGCTAGAGCAAACGCGCGAGCCAGTGCTTTTATGGGCGCACAGCAAAAACGCTTGACTGAACCAGATTTTAACACGGTGATGGGTAATACCATTGAAGTTCAGAGGTATGCACAAGACTGGACTGACATGGCTAATAGAGATCGTGTAAAGTCAGGCCTCGCGTCCTATGAAGAAGTCCCTGAAAACATCCTTAATGGAGCTATGGAGCATCTTTATGCTGTACACGGAACTAGCACGGCTCCCGGAGGAACGTCTCTTGTTGTTAGACGACCACAAACAGGCGAGGGGCTACAAGGAGAAGCGTTAGGTAGAGTACAAAGTTCAGGATCAGTTGCAGCTCTGGCAAGCAGCTCTATATTAGACTTAGCAAAGCAAGCTATGCCTGATGCTAAAGTGTTTGATTTTTACCAAAACCTCGTTACTGTTACTAAACACGCAAAAAATACTAGGATACGTGAGGCGGTAAACTCCGGTAGGCTACCCAAGGGACTCGTCACTAAAACTGGAGTGTCTAAAGGTGCGCTAATCAAGCAATATTACACCGCGATGAAAAGATCAAACGAAGGTAAAAAACTCACTGACAACCAGCAGATGATTGTTGACTTTTTCGAACGGGCTGCTCCAGCACGCCTACGGGACCGCGGTAACGGTGTGTTTTCTTTTTCAGATAGCCATACGTCAACAGCTTATGACCTCGGGGGTGTAAACGATTGGGTCGCTATTGATACTAAAAATAACCGAGTTTACACTATGATCTCTGATGGTCACGATATGCTTGGCATGAATCCCTACGAGGGGAACGCCCTTATCAACACCACACCGATCTACTCTTTTGAGTTAGGCAGTAAAACTACTGCAACAAAAGATATGCCAGAAGTCAATGTAAATACTAGACGTATTGAAGAATTGACAGGGATGCGTAGGTTAGAGGGTGAAAGCGATGTTCAGTATCAATCCAGAGTTATGAGAGATTACAGAGGGCAAGCTCAGTTACAGGACTATGCGACTGCTGCTGAGAATATAGCCAGAACAGGTATGCTAACAGCGGGAGTATCAAACAATGAAGAACAAAGATAAACACACAGTAGAGTACACATCTATTGACTACCACAGTATGTGTCAGAAGTCAAAGGAGCGCATCAAGAAGATGCAAGCGGAAGGAATACCTACGCCCCATGACCCGAAAGACAAGCCAGAGGACGTAGGCAAAAGGGAAGGTTACTCTATATTCTTCATGTCATAACTCGCAGTTGTTACCTGTGCAGGCCAGTTGCTGTGACCCTTCAGTCATATCGCTGGCCTCTTCTATGTCCCACGATATTTCCTTGGGAAAGTCCTTGACCAACTGGTTGTACGTTTTCTTATCTACAGGTTCATACGGGGCTTGTTGATAAGTATGATCTGAGTAAGGAAGGAAGGATATTCCTGACACCTTATCAAACTTGTTGTACAACCACTGTCCCACCTCTAGAAACTCCTCATCCCGATAGTAGCAGGTCATGGATGGCTTGTGCTCACACCAGTAGTCCTGATATATCTCCCATAGTTCTAGCTGCTCCATAGCACCCATCTCTGAGGCTGTCACAGCGCCTTCAGGAGACGCGATAGGAAAGGAGAATACCTTAGTACTGGGTGACATTAGATCGTCCTCCACAGGGACACCAGCAGCCTCTAGCACGGTGCATAATGGATCACGAGCATCTGCGCGTACTCGTCGAATGTACTGTGCGCTATAACGAGGATGGATACCACTAGCGCTATCGACCAGCTGACTAACAGTACCGCTAGGCTTAACCGCAGTAATAGCGACAGAAGGTTTAATCCCCAGTCTCTTAGCCCATTGCTCGTTGGTAACGATAGCTTCATTACGCATCTCCGTAAGCCACTTCTTTAGTTTGGGTTTGTCTTCTCGTCCTGACAGGATAGGATGGTCCATGATACCTGTAAGACTTACACCCAACAGTGCCTCTTCCTCTGTGTTTGTTTTCCATACGTTACGTAAGTAGCGGAAGTCAGTCAGCGTAGCTTGTAGAGTTCCAAGGATAGCTGCAACACGTACTTTTCGTTTGAGGCTTGCGAGTGTATCGGTCGGCCTGACAACAACCTCTGATAGATTGCAGAATTGATAGGGTCGGAGGATGATTTCACTACATGGATTAGTTCCAAAATCGTAGGTAGCATCTCGTCGCTCATTTCTTGCAGCCTGTTTTTGACTAGCCACTCTAGAAAAGACGCCTCGTTCTCCGGATTTCGATTCATACAAACTTGTCCATTCATTCAGGAATGCCTCAAAGTCAGGCTTCTCTGTGTAACAGGCTGAGTTGTTAGCCAGCCCTCGTTGTGGTTCATCTACATACCACTGCCCATGCTTACAGCGGCGTAGTCTGTCATCTGTCAGGTTGCTGAGTGAGATCAGGGCGCTTCGTCTGACTCCTCCAACGACGACGATTTGAGCAATCTTGCAGCAAAGATCGTGGCATTCAATGGACGTAAGGCGTCGTCCAGAAGCTCCTTGAAAGAGTTCAACTGTGAACTTGAAGAGATCGACGAGAGGTTCAGGACCACTTGCACGGCCTCCGAAAGTCTTGAGTGTGGCACCTGCAGGTCGTACTCGGCTAACGTCCCATCGGGGAATCTGACCTGAGTACAACAATGATACCAACTCCCTAAACGATTTCGCCCATCCGATCTTCGAATCTGCAACATTAATAACTGTGTCGGTTTCATGGAATGTCTCCGCTACTTCTGGCAGCTTTGCAATGTACTGCCGTTCAACGCTAAACCCTACGCCTGTACCACACATCAGCACGTACATCATCTCATCAAATGCTTTGGGATGATCTATCGGAAGATAACTACAGTTAAAACCTGCTACGTTGTCACGATCCAGCGCCTCACCTGCGGTCATCAGTGCTCGCATAGAAGGCATTACATCTAGATCATGGATAGACTTGAACAACTCTGCTACATCAAAGTCATTGAGGTCTGCTTTGTCTACCCAGTAGTTAACGTAACGGTTTACTGTTTCTTCCCACGTTTCCCTACGGCTTTCGTCTGGTAGGTATCGTGCGTATCTGCTTTTGTGTATGTATTGTTGATAAGCGTCCAATGATGGTTCTCCTTTGTTGGTCTGTGTATCTTGTCCAGTTAACTATTTCTTCTACTGTTCGGTGACACCCTGTACATTTGTCGTTGACTAGCTTGCACTGCTTTATACAGGGACTGTCCATTCACTAAGTGATTCCTAATGTTTCGTTTTCTATTGCTGCTTTTGCTAGGCCAAGGAGTAAGTATACACCATCAGGATATTGTTCGGTAGCTGTGACTTCAAATACTTCTCCGTCTTCATACATAACAACAACACATTTAACTGGTCGTCCTTCTTCCTCATGCTCCTTGCTGCGTATAGCCAACGCTGCTAGGAACTCAGATGTTTTGATATCTGAATCTTCTTTCTTTCCAAACTTACCTTCAACTATCTTCATTAAATCTCTCGCTGTATAAGCACCTCAATGTAGTGTATAGCTTTACGCAGGTCTTCTACTCCACCTTTGTCTCTCCATCTGGTAACGTACTTGATAACTGCGTGTTCACAGACACCTAGCCCGTTGTCCAGAGCGTACTGCAAAGGTTGAATCTTAAACTTCTTGTAATGATTACCACCTACTTGACGCTTCATAGCTGCATCGCTTGGATGTGCTAACTTACCATACACCGTCTTGCTTGCCTTGTCCCACTGTTCAGGGGATGCATCGTTAATGCTGTCGTCTGTATAAGTAGTCCACTCGTTACTCATAGTGTTCCTCTTCCAAATCAAACTTCCAACTGTTTGTGTTCACCTTGTCAGCGAACCGTTCAACTAACTCTTCAGACGTAATCTCTAACGCCTCCATGATAGTTACTTCATCATAGCGTGACGCTATCCGTTCCAGTATTTCGTCAAGAGTTAGCACCGTACTTCCCCCGCAGGTATGTCATAGATACAGGCATCTCATCAAATGTGCCGTTGTCTACTTCGTTCAGGACCCAAAGCCCAGACCATGATCCGTTAGTCTGTGGGTTAAGATACTCTTCATCATGCTGATAGTAAATACCAGCAAACAGAGAAGTCATTCTTTTTCCTGCTGCGTTTCTGTCGAATGCGATATCTCTGTCTTGAACGTGTCCCATGACACATGACATATGTTTTTTCTGGAGCAGTAGCTTTGCATTAGTGACTGGCCTACCCATGACCCCACTAGTGAAAAAATGGCAATAAGCAACACCGTCAACAATAATCGGCTTAAGATACGGATACACTTCCCAGCCCCTGAGATTAAGATCCTCATAACTCATCAGTCCCTCTAGCTTGGCATCGTTCTCCACGGCACGTTCAATGCGGTACTCATGATTGCCTAGTGTGAAGATGAGGCGAGGCTTCCATACCTTCTTCTTCATCCTACGCATACGTGCCTGCTCTGCTCTGATACAGTCCATGAACACCTGCATAGCTTCGTTGCCTGCCTCTACATCAGCAGAGTAACGCCTGCCTTCAAACGACTTCTTACCAACGTCATACGATGACAACGATGGCATATCCCAATGATCCCCCAGATGTATGATAACGTCAGGCTTTATAGCAGCCGCGTAGCGCCCTGCCCAAACCATGTGGTCAATAGGATGATCTGGTTTTATCTGCGTGTCAGGTATTATTAGGTGTCTCATCTTCTCCATCCTGTAGGTATTGTGTCAAGAGTGTACCAACGGAATCCATGCTTCTCTGCCCACTCTTCCATTGTGTAGCGTGTACCATCTTTTCTTCTTCGTGATCCCGGCATTGGGGTGTTTGGTTTCTGGAAGAGAAATACCAACTCCTCCGTCCAGCTAAGTGTCTCCGCAATGATGACATACTTACGTGCCTCCTCAGATGTACGGAACCTGCCCTTTGCCTCTATATAAACAGTCTTACCACGATGCGTATAAACAAAGTCAGGCTCGTAGTGTTTAGGAACAAGATAAAAGATACGTTGTTCTGGGTGATACTCACAGCCCTGCATAACCTCATGGGCTGCTTTCTCAAACTTGGAATCATACTTCATCAGAGTTTAACCACTCTTGTCCTTCTTCTGATTTTACCCACTTTTTAAATTCGTCGTAATAATGATCAACAACGCTTGCTCTTTCGTCTGACGTTAACTTTCTTCGACAAGCTTCGTTTGCTAATTTCATTTCGAACAAATACTCGTCCAAAATATATCCAACTATTGACATGGTTATTCTTGCGGAGTTAGCGTCACTCGTTGTGTTACAAAAGTTCCAAGATTTTGCACGTTCTTTAGCTTCTTCTTTGTCATAGTAGTAACACATAAAGTCTTCACCGGGATCAGCCCCATAATTATCTTCGAAAGCGCAGTACTCTTTTCCATCATAATCTTTTTGTTTACAGACTTTCCAATAGTATTCTAAAAATTCTTCTTGAAGTCTATCGAACATCTTTTTACATTCTTCTTTATTGTAGTAACAGTCCCCTAGATCGGTGTCCCCGTAAGTTACAAAAAAGTTTAGCGCAGCGACCACCCAAGAAAACTCGTGGTAATTTTTAAGATGAAGGCTGTAAGGCTGTCTCATTCTGTTACCCATAACTAAATCTCCGATGGCTTCTCATACTTATCATCAGGTGAACGCAACAGGTACAGAAGTTGTAAGCTTTCTAGTAGCCTGTCCTCATCCAGTTCGTTGTCCCAATAGTGAGTAAGACAAGTACTGTAACACTCCCACTCTGTTATACACGGGTCAATGATCTTGTCAGCTTTCTTAGGGCCGATACCATAGATACCCGGTATGTTGTCTACACGATCACCCATCAACGCCTGCTTGTACAGCCACCGCATAGCGTCATCAGAGTTAAATGCATTTAAGTTTTTCTTGGTGTAGTCATACATACGACAAGGGATCTGCTTGAAGTCCTTATCTAGTGAACAGATGATAACATCGTGGTCTAGCTCAGTTGCCTTGATTGCAATAGCATCGTCAGCTTCCATGCCGTTGACAACCTGTGCGTTCCACTCAGTTACCATGTAGTCACGTAACAGATTCTTGTGTACTGGTACTCGCTTGTTATCACGGTTACCTTTGTAGGGTTGGGTAGTGGCAACCTCGTCCCTGAAGTTACCCTTACCCGTGAGGTATACAATGCTGGATGTGTAGTGCTCAGACAAATCCATGACCATTTCGGACAAGTAATTGTCTAGGGTCTGCGTTGCGACTTCTTCAGTCTCTTCGTCGCAGGCAAACCCTAAACGGTAAACCAACATATCACCATCAATTAGTATCACAGAGCTTCCATCTCTTCTGTTTCAGGCTCGTACTGAACAACGTCACTAATTACAAGACGCTTGAGTGTGGCACTGCGACCTTTCTTCTTGAGGTATTCCCAATCGTAGTACCCGATGAGACATTTAGCTTTGGAACCATTACCCACAATGACTCCCGCTTCTGGGTCGTCCATGTCGTCTCGGGGTGTGCGTCCCTTGATGAGCAACTCTGATCCGTCAGGGTTGAATGCTCGGTACTTGTTGTTAGACTTACAGGTGATGTACGCTCCACGCTCATCTCCTTTGTTGTTGATACTGATACCCATGTCTTCCAACGCAGTGACAGCAGCGTCAGATAGGTTGGCAAGGTCAACTGTGTACTTACCTGCTAACTCATTCTTGTGAGTCAGGTTAGGCCAGAACAAGTCACACTTTACCATTACGTTGGGTGCTTCATTAGACATACGAAATATCTCCGTTGATTAAACTTACCATAATATTATACCACATAAAATAGAATTGTGCTAGTGTGTATCGCACCAACTAGTACCAACTCTATACTCTCCGTCTAACGGACAGTTCAGTTGCAGGAGTTCCCCTGCGAATATCATTGCGTTGACACAAGACTTTCCGATGAAGTCTGCGTCCTCTGGTCTACATTCTATTTGCCACTCGTCGTGTACCTGTGCAACCAGCTTGAAGTCAACACGCCCCAGCAGGTCATACAGGATAACGATAGCCTGCTTCATCACCACAGCACCAGCACCTTGCAACAGTGTGTTGAGTGCCGCGTGTTGTGAGCGTACCCGTATACGTCTGCCATCCAGTCCAGTTAGGAACCCTGTCTCTGCATCAGCCATAACCTCTGACCGCAGCTTTGCCAGCGCAGGTGTGTTCTCTAGGAACGCTGCCTTGAGACGCTTACCATGGGCCGCACTGCCACCTACGACACTGCCTATCTTGGCATCACCTGCACCGTACAGGAAGGCGTAGATAAACGTCTTGGCTTGGTCGCGTGTCTCTAATCCTGCGGCTGTCTGGTTAGCTGTGTGTATATCACCTGATAGTATCTCGTTGGTGTAGGATTCATCATCCATGTAGTGTGCAAGCATACGTAGTTCAAGACCGCTGGCATCAGCACCAACAAGAACACGGCCTTCTGGAACGGTGAACAGCTCACGACACTGCTTACCATACTCAGCCCTTACAGCAGGTATCTGAGCCATGTTCGGAGAGGAGTGTGCCATCCGTCCGGTGACAGCTCCGATGTGCCTGACGCGGCCATGTATTCTGTTGTCTTCGCCCACTGCTTTAATCCACGAGTCAACATGAGATGCGCGTTTCTGGCAGAGTAGGTAACGGAGAATAATCTTTGCTTCTGGAATGTGAGCCTGCTTTTTGAGCGTAGCCTCATCGACTTTCGGTTTTCCTGCGGGAGTGAGTTCCTTCCACACAGCGCCCTTGCCAGCAAGCCGCTCTGCAATTTGTTGTCTACTACCGACATTGAATACCGTAACTTTGTCCTTGAGTTTCTTACCTGTCTTGTCACTGTATCTTTCCTCCACGATAGGTGGGAACACTTGCTGTAGGTCGTTCTCTATCCTAGCCATACGGGTAGTCAGTTCTTCGTACAGTTTAACTGCACCATCCTTGTCAAACTCAAACCCGTTGTCTTCTTGGTCTTTGCATATCCACGCTACGCTGTGCTCTAGATCAACACAATGCTTAGTGAATCCAAACATCCGCATCTGTTGCATCAGTGCGTTGTGCAAGCGTTCGGTTACATCAACATCTCTTTTGCAGTACTCCACCATTTCATCAGAGAGTTCTTCCCAATCCGAATGCTCACCTTTAGGAAACCCCAGTCTAGTTCCCCAAGCAGCGAGGCTGTGACCACCATCCAAATCGGGATGAAACAAACGAGAAAGTACGAGTGTGTCCACAACTCTGTATTGTGGAATGCGTGTACCCCATAGCCTGTTAAGGACAGGAACATCATAGCCAATGAGGTTATGACCACAAATCGGTCCACCTTTTGCCAGTTCATCCATCAGACTCCTTCTAGATAAGTGGATCAAGTGAGCTTCGTTCGATCTCTTGGTAACCACGCAGTGTATCTTCGTAGGGTTCAGGCCGTCTGCCTCTATGTCTATAAACACAGTATTCATAGTAGGCGAGATCAAGCTCTTGTCTATTTGAGAGTTCATAGCCATTCTCCCTCATCTCCATATTCTGTTCTTGTGTCATAATCCAACTGCTCATCCGCGACATATTTAATCTCCTCAAGATCATATAGGTCAGCATAGTCTAGATTACCTACCGCTGTCAAGTCATCATCAACAAGGAATCGACTACACTCGTTGCACATATCAACAAACTTACCACTACCACTAAACTTCTTGGTCAGTTCGTAGTTACTTAACACCTTATCACAAGCCACACATCTCATTCAAATACCTCTGAGAGTCTCCCCGTATCTTTGTTATACATCAGTGACGTAGCTGGGCCTGTCATGCCACTGAATCTATTCTTCAGCACACGCACGTTGGTGGTGTTGCGGACCATAGGATCTTCTGCCTGTGCGTTGCGTTCTAATCCTAACACGATATCACTCAGCTGTGCTATCGCTGCTGAACCACGTAGCTGTCCAAGGCTGGTGTATGCACCGTCCTCGTGACCCTTACCATCAGGCCGCTTCAGGTGTGACACAACAAACATACACACACGCATCTCCTGACAGAACATACGTAGCTTGGTCATGATCTCGTCAATGGCCTTACGTTCGTCACCGTTATCCTGATCCGACACCAGTATTGAGATGTGATCCAGCACGATGTACTGCACACCCAGCACCTTGATCTGATACCTGAACCGTGCCAGCACATTCTCTATCTTGTTGGAGCCAAAGGTATCCCACAACACAACACGGTCATCAAGGTCAAGACTATCAAACACTTGGTCTACCTCACTGGCTGAGTAGTCACAGCCCGGAAGGTGGATAGGTTTGTTGATCTGCAGTCCCACCAGACCACGAGCAGTACGGTCAGGCGTCTCTTCAAGGAAGGCTAGTCCAACCCTGTCGTTGGTCTGTCCAAGGATGGAGAACACTAGCTCACGCATGAACGTAGACTTACCCAGACCAGAGCCAGCACAGATAGTGACAAGCTCAGTCGGACGTACACCAAACGTCATGTCATCTAGTCCCTTGTATGGGTAGCGTACCTCTGCCTCTTCCAAGGGTTTCTTCAGTGCCTCACGCAGAGAACCCAGCATCACCATGCCATCAGGTGTGTATGTCTTCGCCGCCCACCATCGCTTAACAAAGTCATCCTTGTCTGCGTTCAGTAGGTAGTCACACGCATCCTTGTGTTCACTGTGGTGGAAGATGCGAGCCTTGCCACCAAAGATATCAGCACACTCTAGAGAAGCAGCCCTGCCAGCATCATCGTTGTCAAAACAAAAGATAATATTATCGTACTGATCCAGAAAGTCGTAGGCTCTGCGGCAATCAGCAGCAGCACCTTGGGCGCCATTACGAATAGACACAACAGGATACTTGCCACCAAACATTTGATAGGCTGCCAAGGCATCGAACTCTCCCTCCACTACGGTTATGTATTGACCACCAGTGGGGAACAGGTGCTGACCATACAGCCCAGCCTTCTTCCAATCCCCACCAATCTTGAACTGCTTGTCTGGATACCTAGTCTTCACAGCCACTAGCTCACCCTGTGGTGTGTGATATCCAAACAGTATGTTGCCAGCTTTCTGCTGGGCTGAGTAAGCCGCCATGGTATCGGCAGTTAGACCCCTGTCCTGAAAGCCTCTGTATGGCTCTGTGAAGGCCGCTTTGTCGAACCCTTGTCCGGGTACTACTCGATCCTTTATGTTGCTCACAGAGCCTCCTGTGGCCTCTGACGGGGTGAACTTAGCACAAGCAAAACAATAACTGGATCCATCCTCGTTGTAAGACAACGCATCACTAGAACCACAGTCATCGCACTCTTGGTGTAGCTTTACGAATGCCATCAGTGTATCGACTCCTCTTCTCCAAACAGGCTGGTGTACTGCTGAATGATCTCATCTGCTTCCATTTCAGACAACAACTCACGCTGACTCTGGATAAACATATTCATCAGCGTGCTGGCTGGTACGTGAAACACAGCGTACTCAACCAGCTCCTCAATCATCTGCTCTTTAGTCATCTCATTTTCTCCCACAGAGTGTCCCGTACTAAATCCCAAGCTGAAAGAATCTCATCCTTGGCCTCAACGGTATAGTCACTTGATGTTTGTACCTTATGATACATTACAAAGTGAATCAACTCTTCTGCATCAATCAAATCATCTTGATCGAATCGTCGCCACCACACCCGTGATCTATCGCTATCAATCTTCATACTATGTAGTTCCTATGTATTAGTAATAGTATTAATAATAATAGTAATACTTAGTTATCTATATAGAGAGTATAACACATTTCAAAAGAAAAAGGTAATGTACTATTCACACTGTTTAACTCTCCGTCCCTGTTCACCGTAGTACTCCTCAACCTCCATCTCAAGTAAACATAGAAACTGTTCCAGTTTACCTGACCGCTTGAGTTTCCACAGTGCTCTGCGTTCGATGTTGCGTACTGATTCACGCGAGATGCCCAACACCTCTGCTATCTGCGCGTGTGTCATACCGTCCCTCATTCAAAACCTCATCATTGACTTGTTCTTAAGCTTAACTAGCTTATCATTCCTACCAATGTACAGGTCAACAAAGAAGTCAGTCTGCATTGCCTTCCTGCTCTTGAACACCATGTACTCAGTGCCATCATCTGGTTTAAAGTCACGCAGTCGTTTCACCACACGGTACACAGCAAGGCGTCCGGGCTTCAACTCAGTAACTGGTTTGATGTAGTAACTCATGCTTCATACCCTCCAAAGGCTTCGTCTAGTTTACGGTACACATTCTCCGTCCAGTCGTTCACGCCATGGTCAGAGATCACAACCATAGGCTCACGCTCAGAGCCGTTGTTATAGATCAATAAGAACCACCCACGACAGTTACCGTTCTTGTCGTATGCCTCCAGCTGATCCATGTCAGTCTGTGCTAGGTTCTTCAGGATGTGTAGCTTGTCACTACACCCATGCACAGCCAGCTCCTCTCCGTCCCAGATGGATACTTTACCCTCGTTCCACAGGCACAGATCCACCAGCTTCTGAATCACAGGCCGTTCACACGGTGCTGCATACTCTGGGTACTTGTTGTCGAATACGATTACCATTTGCTTTCCTCCATGTCATCTGCAATCAGATCATAAATATAAGACGAGTTGAACCAATCAGTAACAGGCTGACCACGCACCCTGATGAAGTAATCATCAACTACGCCGGTCATCTCGTCAAACGAGTACTTGATCGTGGCACATACTGTCATCCACGGGCAGTCAAGCTCTGTGTCAAACGTTCTGTGTATCATCGCATCCCTCCAACACACCTATCATCCGATCAAGATGTTCCAAGGCCGCTGTCTTACCCAAGGCCATACCGTGCATGAAGGAAGCAATACTACCTCCAAACCCTTCACGCTTGTACCTACGCATCTGTCTCAGGTTGTCAGCCTTACAATCACGCAGGTTCTGCCTGAAGTTACGCAGTTCTGTCAGTAGATCAGGACTCATCAG